CGCAAGATCAATAATTTTAAATGCTGGAGTTGAAGTCCAAGTGCCGGGATAAGTTAATGTACCATGTCTTAAAATACCCAAAGAATAGTCTATGTTATTGCCAGAAGCATTTTGTCCAATTTGCAAGCTATAAGTAGGACTTGTTGTTGAAATACCGACATTGCCATTAGAAGTTATACTCATTAGAGTATTTCTTCCCCCTCCCCCAACAGTATTTTCGGTGCTAAAATATAAACTTTGACCAGTTGCCCAATCAAAATAATTTATTCCATTAGTTCTAAATAAAGAAATTCTTGCATTATTTCCTTCAGTAATTAACTCTCCACTTGCTCTTACTGTACCAATTACATCTAACTTATAAATTGGATTATCTGTTCCTATTCCAAGGTTTCCTGCAACTGCATTAATATGGGAATCTCCATTGGCATTTAAAAGAGTTTGAGATCCAGCAGTGCCATCTCCTTTAAATATTTGAAAATACTTCCCACCGTTTGTATTTGTATTTCTAAATAATCTAAAATAAGCATTAGCACTAGAAATGTCAGGATAGTCAATTTCTAAAAATGTATTATTATTTGACCCATCACCAACTTTAAAATTAGCTCCATCTCTTGTTAAAATCTTAACGGCACCAGTGATTGTTAATTTTTCAGAAGGATTACTTACTCCAATTCCAACATTTGCATTTTGAGACACACTCCAAGCCAAATTACTTGGACCTCTTGTAAATAAAACTGAATCACCACTTATGAAGTAAAGTCTAGCAGAAGAAGTGGCAAAACCATCTGCATTTTCAAAATAAATACCCCCCTGAGAACCAGTAACTCCTTGCTTTAAAAAAAGAACATTACCATCTGCTCCAGATACATGTAATCTTCCTGCTGGAGTATCGGTTCCTATGCCAACATTTCCTCCTCCTAAATTAAATAAAATATTACTATTAGCTCCATCAAAACGAACTCTTGGAGCAGTGTCAATTTCTCCACCTCTTTGTATCTGTAAATTGGTGTTTGCATTGTCTACATAGTAATACCAATCGACAGAACCTGCTGTAGTAAATGCCATTCCATTCTCATAAGAATCAGAAATTCTATTTAATACTAAAGAAGAAGCTCCTCCTCCTTGACCATCAATAGTAAAATTACCATCTGTTTTAATCCTTGAGGAAGATATTCTATATAAATTAGCTTGACTATCTGCGCCAAAAGTTATACCACTTAAAGCAGTAGTAGAACCCGCACCGCCAATTGATAACAATGTAGATGGAATTTCTGTACCTATCCCAACTCTTCCACTTGGATCAATTGTTACTCTAATCTCAGCCGTTGATGCATTACGAGTTCCAAATTTAATATAACTTCCCGGATCACCATAATTTGTAATAGAAAAAACATTAGCATTTAAACCTAATGTAGTACTTGAATCGTCACTAGTTGAATTACCAAAAACTAATTGGGTGGCCGGATTTGTTGCCCAATTTCTTATGTATAAAGAAGCTACGCCACCGGGATTATCATTTCTAATAATAGCATTTCCGCTAAAAACTTCTAGTTTGGCAGAAGGACTTGTCGTACCTATTCCAACTCCAGTTCCTAAATCATAAATACTACCTGTAATTAATTCTTTAGTCCCGTTCCAGCGAGCGGTCCAATTAGCCACTCCTTGACCAGATAAGAAAGTGCTACCTGCATAACCACTTAGAGAATTAATCCTAGCGTTAAGAGTCGAACCTGTGGCAGCTAGGTTCGTTATCGTCGCGAAGGTCGCATCAGAGTAACCGCTAAGAGAATTTATCCTATTATTTAATAAGGTTCCAGTAGCAGCAATTTGTCCACTCAAAGCTGCAAGATCAGTATTACTTGAATCTGCTTGCCACATCACTCCAGATGACGTAGCTGTTAGGACTTGACCGGCAATTCCTAAACTGTAAGAACGATCAAATATAAAACCAGATATCTGAACGCCCGTAGTGAATAATTCATCTATAGCAAATTGCGCCATTTTAAAACCTTATACCTTATTATTATTTACACAAAAAAATCTTTAGCCCCCTAAAAATCGAGAGCTAAAGATTGCGTTTCTAATATTTTGATCTAATATTTAGACCTGCATCTTTGGGAACGGAGGAATTTCTGGTCCCTTTGCGTTGCCAATTGCGGCTTGAAGAGCAGCAGTACACTTGTCAAGGTATACATGCTCATCATAGCTCAATCTGCTTTGACGACCCAAGCCCACAAAAGTATTTAGGGCAATTTGTGGCGTAGGATCTGGCAGATCTCTTACGGATGGAGGTTGCTGTGGTTGCTGTTGATTAGTCTGTTCCATATATTTGTATTATCTTCCTTCGGCTAAAATTTTCTTTACAGTATCAGAAACACTAGTATCTAAAACTTTCTTGGTGCTGGATACTCTCAAATAAGAATTATTGTATCTGCGAAACTCGTTCAACAATCGCTCTCTTAGCATCTTCATATTGTCAACAGGAATAAGATTCATCTTAAGAGCATGATTTTGAAGGTCGCTTTTAGTCATTGCATTTAGCTGACTCCAATACTCATCTTCACTAAAAGTACCATATTTATCAGCACCAGAATCACCAAGAATTTGGTCAAGAGTTTGATACTCTTTTTCTTCGATCTTGGCGTGAGTTTGACTCAAGTCGTCAATCTTTTGCTTCTTCTTTTTAGCCATACCTTATATTAATACATATAGTTAAAAATGTAAAATAAAAAACCCCGGAGGGGTTGCCTCCGGGGTTAAAACCTAACTTAGATTTTATACGTCATCGAATCTCATACCGACGACAGCGCGAGCGTCGATACAGATACGGCCTTCCTCTAGGAATCCGTAGAATCCAGTCTTCTCGGCGCGGGTGATGAATTGATCATCAGGGAGAACAGTGAGTTGTCCACCGCTCTCAGCGTTTGTAGCAACTGGGCGAATGAAAGCATCGCGGCTTAGATCAAGTCCGATAGCAATTTCCTCTGTGCTGGCAAAAGCAGCAGCGGTATTTCCGTTAATATCAGGATAAGTGTTAGCACCAGTAAAGTTACTGAGAAGAACGTTATACTTTTGGCTTGCACCCAACTCAAGCAACTCAATGATATTGATGCCAAAGAGGCTTTCCATACCACCGCCTCTGAAGATCTCAGTGCGAACATCCTCAGACAATTGAGTTTGAGTAGTAGAACTGGTTCCAAAGAGAGGATTGAATGAGAACTGACGAATCTTAGCTTTAGCTTCAGGACTGACGAAAAGATCAGTCAAGCCGCGAGCAGAATTATCAGAAGGAGTACCACCAGCAAAAGAAACATTAATTCTCTTGGTGCGGAGGATCAATTCATTTAACATTTGAAGATTAAATGTAGCTCCAGAGAAAGTTTGAGAAGGAGAGAGAATGTGCTTCAAAGCTCCAGAAGTTCCGAAAGCAACTGAACGTCCATCCTTGGTGGAGGCGTTGGCTAGAGCCTTAAGAATAACAGCCCAAGCATTGCGCTCTTGCTTAACAAGAACCTCTTGAGCCATGCGATCCAAAGCTCCGCTAACTACGTCAAGACGAGCTTTGCGAGCATACTTCTTGTTGAAGGAAACGGCAGAGTCAAGACGGTAAGTAGCAATCTTCAACTCTTGAACTGGTTGATCCATGTAGTTGGAGGGTAGACCACCAGCAACATTTTGTGCCCAGACGGAAACTAGACCAGCAGCCTCATTGTAATAGAGATCAAGAGGATAAGAAGGACTATCGTCCTCATTAAACTCCATATCTCTATAGATCATACCGGCAGTACCAGCTTGAGCGAGTACCTTTTGGATAACTGGTCCAACGAAAGCGGCCAAAGCCTCCATAGCTTCAGCGGACTCAACGACATTGCGAGAACCAACCTTTTTGATTAGCTCTACTTGTTCTGGCGTATTTTTTAATTTAAGTCTCATATTATTTAGTTAATTAGTTAGTTGTTCTTGTTGGTTATTATAGGTCGAGGTTCAATAAGGCATAGCCATCAGTATCAGCAGAACCTAAATAAGTTCCAACCTTAGCACCACCGCTACCACCATAAATGACAGCATTGGTTTCCAATTCACCATTAGCATTGATGAAAGCAGAGTTACCAGCGGTAGCTCCAGTTGCATAAGCCAAGATGATGCCGCGCTTGAGAACGGGAACAGTTTGTCCAGAGACAACTGCGCTCAACTCAGCAGCTTTGCGAGGGTTATAGATAAGTTTCTCGCCGTTTTCGTCTGTTTCACGAACGTCATTGAGAAGGATTCCGATAACCTTGCCCAAGTCTCCAGTGCCAGCAGTAGTAACGCGAGCAGTGGTGGAATAACGATCAGAAACGACGTTGCTGTAAGAAGCTCCTACAGCACCATTTGATAGAATGTTTAGAGCGTCGTCAGTGTTTCTCCAACCTGAGCCAAGGACTTTAACGAAAGTTCCTTTGTTTACAGTTTCGAGATCAAAAGCGAACATGTTGATAACTTCATGCTCACCATAACCACGAAATGGTTTAATTAATCTTTTAGTAGATGAATATGGCATAGTGTTTTCCTATTATATATTTATTGTTTGTTTATTTTGTAATAACGAAGCCTTCGTCATTAAAAGCTGATTGATATTTTTGCTTAATTGTCTTTGATGGAGCAACAACGCCAGCAGTAATCTTGTCAGTTTGCTGAGTTCCGTTGCTAATAGCGTCATCAACGACAGTAGCATTTTCGGTAGAAGCAACAACTTGCTTAGTCTCTGTAGCCATTGTCTCTTTCTTCTCTTCTTTTGGCATCTTAGAGGCTTTATAAGCTTTGTTCTTCTCCTTCATTAGAACGCCCATTTTCTTTTTGTAGGCGGCGAAAGAATCCTCATCCAAATCTCTGATATCGTTAGCAATTACTTCCCTATCTTCTGAATCAAGATCAAACTCTTCATCAAGTCCAGCCATTCTGGAAGAGAATAGTTCTTGCTTCTCCTTAGAAGCTTTTTCTTGTTGTAGGGTTTCTAAAGATTGCTTGAGGGTCTCAAGTTCTTTCTTTAGGTTTTCAGAATCAGTAGAGAGACTAGCGTACTTCTCTTCAGCATTCTTGATTGCGTCTTCTTTTGCTTTCTTCTCAGCAGCAAATTTCTCAGAGGCTTCTTTGAGTTGCTCTCCAATGAAATCTCTGATGGAAGAAGCGGTTGCTTCTTTAAGCAACTCATCAGTAATTTGCGATACTTCAGATATTTTCATATTCTTTCTTTCGATAATTACATTAGATTCTAGGGTTTGTGAAATTTCTTCTGCTTTTTGCTGTATCATTTCTTCTGATTCTAGTTTTTTAATACTAACACCGGCGACATCAGCGGCGGGATTCGCAGTTAAGCCAACTCCTAAAGGAAGCACTCTTCCTTTAATTTTACGGTAAACAGATTGATTTTCGCTTATTCTTCCGCTGCCGCCATATCCGGTTAATTTACCTTTAATTTTTTCAATCTCTTCTTTGTCAGAAATGATGGAAGCGTTCTCTATATTTTTCTCGCCGCCTTCTAAAACAGCTATCTCAAAATCATTAAATCCTAGCTCCCAAGAGGCACTAACTTTCATGTAGTTATTGGAAGTAGGATCATTTGACTCTTCTATTACATTTGCTAGATCTTTATTTACGATTTTCCAAACAACGCCGCCAAGAGTAATGTTGTATGGCTCTTTTTTATCTTTTACTTGCTCTTCTGTAAGAGGCAAATCCGTTCCAAACTCAGAAAATCCTGCTGATAAAATAACACCAACTACATTTGAGCGATTATGTTCAATGTTAATTGGTTTATTTATAAAATTTTTGTATACTTCAGCGGCAATAGAAGAATCAATTACATCTCCATTTTTATTAACACGATTTACAACACAAGCATTAAATGCAATAGGCAAAAGATCCATATTAGAATCAGCATTGACTTCAGGAATGAAATTTCCTACGTCAACTAGACTGGCTAATGATAGATATTTATCTTTTTCCTCAGATACTAAAGGTCTTATTGAGGAACTAAACGTTGTTGAAAAATCAAAATTCATATTTATTCTAGAAAATAATTAATACTGCCGATTGCACTAGCTGTAGAAATTGCTACTCCTGAAAGATCAGGAACTCTAACAGGTACAGAAAAATTACAATTACCTTGAGCTACATAAGCTAAAACATTTCCAGAAGTAACAGAAGAAGCATTAGTTAAAGTTATAGCAGAATTAGTAGCAATAACATCAGTAATATAAATTCTACCAACAGTTGGCGGCTGGATTACAACGCCGGTAGTTGTAAAATTAACAGTACTGATTGATACTGAAGGAACTCCGTTTCTTATAAATTCTTTCATTTTAAAGTTAGTAAATATTTAGTTTTATTAACGCTTCCTAAAATTTCATCTCTGATATTTAGAAGATCAGTATCCTTAGCAGGGTCTAGCTGAGAAGGTAGATCAGAGTTAAGGAAAGAAATAAAATTATTCATTGCCTCCAATGGGCTAACGGATTTGTAATTTTGAAGAGTTAGCACAAATGAATCTTTTGCAATGATGCGCCCATATTTACCCATGAAAATTTCAACAAATTCATCAATATGTCCAGAAAGGCTATCATATAATTCTCCAAAACTCTGATGCTCTGAATAACCATAAGTTTGCCAATGGAAAATTTTGACTTGATTTTGAAACTCCAACATTGCAGACAGTATATTCATATCCTTTAGTATTTATACACTCTTTAACCTATTTGAACTAACTGGTCTTGCGTTTTAGTAAGAAGATCTCCCTTTTTGTATGTTGGACCTTCATTTGTAACTTCATAAGAAATCACTTTACCCATGCGATTGGGTAAATCTTTAATTTCTTTTATAACTCCTTCGCTTCCATAATGATCACAGTCTTTGTTTACGTTCTTAACCATATTTCCAACCATAAACATTGGTCCCATAGGATAAGAAGCATCGCTCTCTTGAGCGAACATTACATAATTATGTATCATTATCATGTAATCTTCTGTGATAGCAATTTTGGCTTGCAAAAAAGGTTCTGTTAAGTTTTCTTTAATTTTCTCATCATTAATGGCGTTAAGAATATTTTCGGCATGAGTCTTAATCGAAGCAATTGAACCCAAAGACATTTCTAAATACTCATTTTTATACTCTTCCATTTCTCCTTCTTCATCCATCTCTTCCATTTCTTCATCAGGTTCAGCTACAATCTGAGCTAACTCAGGATAAAGAGCCAAAATCTGTTCTTCTTCTAAAAATGTAATGCCATCCCAATCTACTTCTTCTGCTTGAGCCTTTTTGAGAGCCTCTTTATCTGGATAGTCTTTATCCCCCGGCTTTGCTGGTTTATAATTTTTACCAAGACGTTGTTTCTTCTTTTGGATATTGTACCACAAGCCTTTATTAGCCTCTGACTCCATAGCAACTGAACCTTCGACTGGAGCGGAGCTTCTCCATTGTCTGCATGACCAATATTTTGCTTTCCATTTAGGGCCGGGATTTTTATCGCAACCGTGTCTAGCTCTAAAGCTCTTTCTTCTTGCGGGATCGTCTCTTTTAATTTCCATGTTTGGATCACCGAAATTAACTTTAACGATATTACCTTTGTCGTTCTTTACATAAACAGAGAACTTTTTTGGCCCTTTAGGAGTTCTAAAAGGTTTATTGAGAGTCTTCTTCTCTTTATCTGCGGCGATAATCTTAGAGGAGATATCTATTTCTAGTTCTTTGTTTTTCATATTAAATATATTCTAACCAGTTTGCTTTTTCTTGCTCTGTATCTAAGTATAAATCATTCTCATCTTCAAAATCATAATCAAGATTATAGTCTTGAATATCAGTATCTGCTTGAGAAAAGTCATCATCATTTGGCTCCCAAGAATCAGAGATATCAATCTCTGAAGCTCTAGCTACATCGCTATCAGCTTTGCGATAAGAATCTTTAACTGGTTTGCCAGCCATCATTCTTAAAAACGTATTTACACGGGCCATTGCCCATTGCCCTCTGGTCTTTCCGGGTCTATGGCTTGAACTAAAAGCACCTGCGCCTCTGCGGTATACTTTCTTTAATTGAGAAAGAGAAACTTTTTTAGAATATTTGCTGTTGTGTTCTTTGACTTTAGCTTTTAGAGCTTCTACTACTTTAGCAGAAAACTGTATTGCTTTGTCGCTTTTTGTACCTGCGCTACCGGCAGGATTTTTCGCAGATCCTTTGCGTCTTTCAGAGGGTTTCGAAGGGGTCTGAGCAGAGCTTTTAGGCCCAGACCTCTTTGATTCTAAGATTTCAATTTCTAAACCCTGTAGATTCATATTTTGTAGCTTATTATTTATACACTAAAATTTACCGATTAAGGAAATTATAATGGACCGTTAGTATTAAAATTCGTGTAACTTAATCCTTTTAATAGTCCGCTCATGAACAAACCATTAGAATGAGGATAAGAATTTAGATCCATATCACAATAAAAACTAAAATCTAAAACAGCATTTGCACCGATTGAAGAGTCGTAAGACAAGTCTTTGAATTTTGCGCCTCTGATATCGTATCTAATAATCGTATCAGAACTCTTATTCATCTTGATAACAATATCGTATTTAGAATTAGACTTTATATCTGATAATAAATCTCCTGAATAGTTTAAATTCCTATAAATAGTAGAAAAAGACCCTTCAACAGTAATTGGAGTGTTTATTTGTCTATCTACGGGATAAACATAGCCTAATGTTTTTAAAGGCTCTCTCTCTAGAGGAACGCTAAAGTTGAAGCTTTGTATTGCAGCATCTTGAACTATTCTATTAGACTTAGTTTTAGAAGTAGAATTTACATCATAAATATCAATAACAATCTCACCGGGAAGCAAAACAGAAATAGCATTTCCAGTTTCTTCCACTAATGAATTGTAGTTTGGAATGTTGAAACGAACCCCAGTATTTAGTGAGCCACTTTTTGGATCTAGGTAAGGAGATGTTGCGTTTATTCCAGAAGAATAGTATATTACATTATGAGCCGCATAATTAACAGTAGCTTTAGGAAAATCATTTACTTGAGCCTGAACTCCATAAGAAGTTATGTAGCAATTGCCAAAAGCTAAGACTGGAAAGCCAGAAATATTATTTCCTATTGCGTCTGTATTATTTGGAGTGATAGTTAAGAATAAATTACGCTGATCTCTGTATTTGAATGGATATTTAAAGGTGTTATTGGTGGCTTGAGTTAGGTCTGTATTAAAAGCATAACTTTGATCTCCAAAAGAAAATCCAGAAAGGATATTGCCACTAGGATAAACTTGACCGCCATCAAATTGGTCTAAGTTTGGAGGCCCGAGGTTAACATAGAAGCCCATACGAGCTTCATTTCTCAAATCTTTTATGTTATAATTAAAACTAATACTAACATCAGGAGGGGTTAATGTATAATCATAAATTGCAGAAGCATTTCCAATCTCTGAGAATCTTAATGGCTGAGTATTGATTTGATAACTGAATTGATTTATTCTTTTAAGAGGTTGAATTAGATTGTAAACCCCAGTATTAAACAAGTTACCATTTGGATCAGAAAAAAAGTAACCACTCGCTGGAGCAGGTCCAACGAATAGCAATTCGTTATTATATATTACTCTATTTGTAGCCATTATATTTTGCTATGGTACAGCAAACTAGCCATGTAAGAATCGACTTGATGCTCGCAAGCTATTTCGTGAATTTCTTCAATTCTTTGAGGATTTTTATCTACAGGAGTTTCAATATATTCATTTATTTTAGAAGTCCAATTAGATTTGTCTTCATTAGCGACAATAATCTTAGTAATATCAAGGGCAACTTCTTTTTGTTTATCGTTTAGCTTTTTAAGCTTATGTTTCTTCTTTAAAGAAGCTTCTACTTCATCTCCTAATTTGCTTGTAGCTTCTACAATGTTTTTTAATTTCATAACACTGTAATTAGCTTTAGAAGAAGTGCCGATTGGCTTAACATTTTTGGTAGCTTGTTTAATCCCTGTGGTTCCTCCGGGTCTACCCGCTTCTACTTTAGGACCACCAATTAAGGGCTGATAAAATCCTTTGTCTTTCAAGTCAACAAACGATGTTTGAGACTGAACAGACTCATCTGGAGTTGGAAGGACTCCCGTTTCAATAGCCTTAAGACCCTCTTCTGGAGTGAGAACTCCAAGTTCAATAAGGCGAGTATAAATTCTGTTAAGATTTTGATCTGTCTTGAGATCCATATCCTCAAAGAAAGGAGTAGGAAATACTTTAAATCCAATTTCTTTAGAAATTCTTTTTACTTCAGGAAGCAGAAAGTCAGTTACGAAAGCTTGTCTAGCTTGTAATAATTTTTGACTCAATAAAGAAATCTTTGCGCTAGTGTTAGCAAATTTTTCGTTTGTTATTAAGATATTATTTAATCCAATATTAATGTCCTTATCAATTACTTCATACTTTTTAGGATCAAGAATGTCAGCAATTTGAGGGATAACAAACTCTGCTTTTGTTGTATAGTCTGCAATCAAAACTCTGCCAATTGATTGATTAGCAAAGAGATTTTGCATTGTTTTTAAGTTCTCTTGGTTAACGCCGCCCTTGTCAGGTTCAGCACCCATTGTTACGAGCAAGATAACTTGCTGGATTGTTCTTGTAAGAGCCATATCCATACGGCGCATTTCGATTTTTGCGCTAATATCTTCAAGAACTGGGAAACCCATAGGCACAGCAAAAGGTTCATAGTCTTGCTTTTTGTAGAATACAGCATAGAATTTCTTGGTATCCAAATGTAAGAGAACTGCTGTAGCTTTTCCTTTTAAAACTTGCTCTTTTACTAATGGATCAAGAGAGTCTAATATTTCTTTGTCTTCTTCTGTTCTTGGATGTCTGATTTGCTCAAGTTCATAATCAGTCAATACTTTATAGTACTGCCCTCTATTGAAAGAAAGGTTACCATTTACTTGAACATCTGCTGGATTAATAATTATGTATCTAGCAGGAAGAGAAACTTTTGCCGCCAAAGCTTCAGATCCGAAAACTTGGCTAATTTTAGACACATCTTCTTCTCTTATGGTAGTATCGTATCTATAAATGAAAACATTTCCAGAACGATAATACTCTCTAAAGAATTTATCTTGAAGAGCAGTAATATTTATCTTGTTAAATAAGGCTTGAAAGAAATCTCTTGCGCTTTTATTGCCACCTTTAAGATGAATGTTACCACAAGACAATTCTGACATTAGGTCAATGGTATTTCTAAAAAGACCAAAATTATAATAAGCTTTTTGGCATAGAATTACAGTATCTCTTACGTCAATATTAGACTTATTGTAATTATATCCAGTGGCATAGTTAAATGGCACCATTCCATCATCGATATTGCGAAAACGATCTGTTCTCTCAATCGTTGATGCGGCATTTCTACGGCTTCTTGTCTCGGTAACCCTGCTTGCTACACCGCCATGAGCAGGAGTAGAGCCTTCTACCATCATTGGAGCGAAAGAAGATTCCTCAATTTTTTCTTTTTTAACCTTTGCCATAAGCCTAATAATTAATTACACATTTTAAATTAAAATTGGTGTAAATCCCGCAGCTACTATTTTATTTTCAGTAGTCATGATATCATTATAGCATTTGGAACCCCATTTCGCTAACATTAAAGCCGTGTAATTATCTTTTCTTGCTCTGTTAGGGGAATTGGAGCGTTTTAAGTGTTGAGGTAAATCAAAATTAACAGATCCACGGCTGCTAGTAGTAAATTCTACAAGCGAGCATTGCTTTTTGGTATTGTAAACCAATAAATCTTGATGTTCTATAAGGTCTAGCTTATTCCAATCTTTAATGTCTTCTATGAATATAAGATCTTCAGGTATTCTCTTGTTTATTTCTTCATTAAAGAAAGATTCATTGGCTACAGTTTTAGATGCGAACCAAATTTTCTTATAGTCAATGGCTGCTTGCAGATTTTCGTTACCTCTTCGAATAAATGTAGTTGTGAATACCTGAGTTACTGCTATTTGCCTATTCTCAAGATTATATTGACTCTTAGCCTTCTGAACCATCTTCGTATATTCAATACCCTCAAGATCAGAATCGAAGTCAATAAACTTTATCTTCTCAGATTCCGAGTTTACATACTGAGATTCATTATAAGTGTTGAAGAAAATATCAGCACCAGCATTATCGCAAATGATATAAACAATATTAAAGCTAGTCATTAAGTAATGAAAATATTTAATATGACTATTTAAGCTTCCAAGACCTGCGTATGCATGAACAAGAACATCATTCTTATTTTCTCGGTCTATTTCTAAAATTGCCATTGCAAAATAGTCAGCATTTGGACTGTCGCTCATGTTAGGGTCCATTGCTAAGATATATTGCTTGCCAGAATCTCCTCTGATTTGAGAATGTGGCCTTTCTTCAAACTTAAGAGTGCATTCTTCCATCTTCTTCATGCTGAAGTAAGAATCGCTACCGTCAGTAAACTGAGCGCAGTATTCTCTCAAGAAAGAAGCATGAGAAGAGCCACCGTTTTGAGCTTCTTCTGTAATAGAAGAGTCAATCATCTCTGGCGGCAAAGCTTCATAACTTAATTGTGATACAAAGTAAGTTGCACTTGTTGGTTCTTTGGAATAAATGTTGTCGCACCATTCTTTATAAGTTTTATAAAGGTTTTCAAAAGTATAAGAAGCAGAGGAAAGAGCAATCATCTTGGAAGTATTCTTAAATTCCATGCGATCAGCTTCTGTCATTGCGCCTTGGCGAATTAATTCATCTTCTTGTTCACGAATACTAATACGTTCTTTAATGTCTTGAGGAACAATCAAGAATGGCATCAATACGTTTTTAATAATATCTTCTGGCAATAATAAAAACTCGTCTAGTACAAGAACATTAGCACGGAAACCACGAATCTTTTCACCGCTTAGAGGAATAGCTTTGATAGAGCCTTCGTTTATTGACCAATCATATTCGTCATTGCGTTTTGATTTTGCGCCGAACGCTTGCATCAATAAATCTGCGCCTTTAGACTCAGTAATCTTTTCTATTGAATTAAAAATACTTCTTGCTGTTCTGAATGTAGGACCAGCAATTAGGATTTTGCTCTTAGGCTCAAAGATGCATTGCAAAAAACAGAATACCGCAGCAGAGAAAGACTTGGAAGCACCACGACCCCATACGTTCATGCAGAAATTGCGATTCAACATTCCTTTGATTACGATCTCTTGATAAGGCCATAATTTTATACCAGAAATTAGCTCTGTAGTTATGCCTATATTTGAACGCAAAAATTTAGCCAAAGTTATTTTGGCTTCTTTATCTTCAAGAGTATCTTTTAGTTTAGAATATTCGTCATTTAAGTTAGGAATTATTCTATTGTACTTTTCTGGGGTATACCACATATTATAACATCTTTAGATCGTAGCAAAGTTGTAGATCGTATTTAAAAAAGTTCTCATCAGTTGAGAACATCTTCTCAATAATCCTAACAGATTCCTTACGCCCCTTTGCAAACAAGAATTGAACGTGTGGATATTTTTGTATTAGCTCTCTAACGTTATGAAAAATAAATTCTGGATTTACCTTCGTTGCTTTCTTATACACATGAGGTAAATAGTTAAATGAGAGTGTATTGCTCAAGCTTTCTTCAACAATAATAACCATGTTAGCTTTTGCTTCGCTGGCTTTTTCAATCTCTCGACAGAATCTTTCGTACCCAGCACTCAAAGTTCCTATAAAATCAGAGATAGACTTTCTCTCAAAGTAAAGTTTGCCATCATAACTTGGATGACTAAATCCATAATCACCAAATTTAAGAGTGCGAACTTCAGAAGCCATGTTAAATATAAATGGTTTCTGTTCGCGGGTATCAATATAAATTATTGAGTCCTTAGTTTGTAGCTTGGGAAGGTTTTCCAAGCTCTTTGGATATACATATTTATTTTTAAATCCAATTTCTTCAGCAAGCTTATAGTAGTCGCCAAAAATTTCTTGCAAATAAATAACACTTGGACTTAGAACGCTCCTTAACTCAACTTGAGAAGGAGTATATTCTAGATTTTTCTTTTCTTTGCGTTTAACTAAAAAGTTTCTACAGTACTCTTGCTGTTTCTCTAAGGACTGAGCTTTGAGCCAGTTTTTAAGATTGTTTTTATTGTTAAAATCAGTAGAGAAATACTGTTCTTTATTTTTGTAATTGATAATAGAATTATCGAAGAGATCATAGCGAGGCAATTGCTGTTGATAATATTCAATTACTCTTATTTTATGAGCTTTAAGATGTCGATTAAAGTCTACATCAGTTTCATAAACTTTTTGACATATTTTACATGTTTCAGCCATTTAGTACCTCGTCTTCTGAAATTCCCAAGATGCGACATTTGATTTCATCCATTGTAGAAAGCCTGTCGATCTCATTTTTAACCATTGCTTTTCTTCTTTCGGCAAGCTTTAGCAGTTGAGCGCGGGATTCTTCTTCTTTCCACATTTGAACAAGATTAAGAATGCTGGCGTTTTCTTTTATTTGCTTGCTAAGGCGATCACTGCGCTTTACTTTGAGGTCATTGAGAAGCTTTTGTTGGCGAATAGTAGATTGGTTATACTCGTCTCTTGCTCCACTGATAGCTTCAATAAGACCCATTGGAATTTTGCCGCCGCCATCTACTTCTACATCAATCTGATCTTGCAGAGTTTGAATTGTTTCTTGAATATTAGCTGAAATTACCACTTCAGTAGCCAACACAATGTATTGGTCTACTTCTTCTTGAGTGAGATCTGGTTTGTCAAACGTATAACGTACAAATGAGCTTTCAAATAATTCACGATCAATGTTAGAAGTATAACTATTTATCTGATGCAAGAAACGATAAGTGTGCATGTAGCCAATGATAGCATTAATAGCAGCTTTCTGGCGTGAAGTTACTTTGTCTTTATCAATACCTTCGTGAACATATTTATTTATGCGAAACAACATCCGCTCAAATGTCTTTGGCGGCATATATTCAGAGTTAGCAAGAGTCTCTACTTCTCTTTGAGATACTGGACCTGCTTGAATTACTTTCTGATCAAGAGTTTTAATGAAATCAATAACTGTACGAGTCTCTTGACTGAGACTAGTAAGATTTTGGTTATTAAAAATACTCTTAGTGATCTCAAGTGCGCCCATTGAACCGGCATTATTAGCAATAAATTCTCTCTGGTCTGGAGATAGTTCAATTTTATCTTTCGCTAAGTATTCGTAGGATGCTCTTGCTTTAATTTGTCTTGTTGACAAGAACTCTTTGACCTTTTTACCGTGCCAACTTCTACCGTCTGCGCCATCAACGTTAGGAAAAGCAAGCCTGACAAGTTCAAGCAAAGAAGGAGGATTAGTAGGACGATTGTTCCACTCATTTAAAATTGCCAATCTTTGTTGA